GAGAATAAATATATAGTTAAGTCATTGGTAGCCTGAAGCCTAGGCAAATGTATACAGTAAAAAGCTGGTTGGCGTATACACTTAACTATATAATTAGGCGGTGATGGATTAGCCAGTAGACTCTAGAGTTTATAAGCCGCCTAAAAAATTAGAAAGTTGATATGGAGAAATACCATATTGTAAAACTCAATGACGGACCGAACCCTAGGGCGATACCTTTAATATAATCGGTTGGGGACAGAGTTTGAGCTCAAATTTGAAGCGAATCTTTCTATAATATTAGGAGTAGCAACAGAAGGTGAGTCTTACTTAAAGTCTATAGAAGCCAAAACTAGCTACTCCTATAACCTTAGGAGGAAATATGAAATTAAGTAAAAGAGAAAAAGCATGGGAAGATAGAAAGCAATCTTCTGATGACTTTATAATTAAAGAAAATTTTGAAGAAAGACTTAAGAATTTTAAGTCAATTGACGTTTGGAGCAAAGAACATATTGCAGAACGTGAAGAATTCTATAAAAAATTCGGTAGAGCTTGGTGGATATTTTGTGGAGTTTCAGTTGTAGAAAAATACAACGAACAATGGATTAATAAATATAGAGTTTTAGATGGAGAAATAAATGAGTGAAAAAAAATCAGAGTATTTTGAAAAAAACGATATGGATGATATGTGGGTATGTAGTTATTGCGGAACAGAAGAAGTAGATGAAAAAGCATGGGTTAATATGAACACTGGTATGATTACAGAACCAGATGATTATAGTAATTATTGGTGTAATTGTTGCAATGATGAAGTAAGTCCAATATCATATTTTGAATTTAAAGAAAAAATTGCTGAAGAATGTGGAGGCAATAAAGAAAAGTATCATCAAATTTTAGATGGGAGTAGAATGTAATGGGATATTTTAAAAAAAAAGAAATAGAACGTATGGATAACTACAAGTTAAGAGAAGCAGAAGACTTTGAAGACGGAATAGATAGGTATCCTATGCCTCATATACCTACAGAAGAGGAAATAGAAGATACTAAACAAGATACTACGTGGAGTATTAAACACGAAGGACACTTGAACAGAAATAATATAATCTTCCATACTAATAAATATCAAAAACTTTACCAAAAGATGAAAAAAGTTGATGATAAATTGAAGGAGCATAAAGATGAGTGACGCTGAAAAAGCATTTGATTTGCAAGAAAAGATAGCAAAGTTAATAGATAAATTAAATGAGCTTGGATTTGAGTATATGTATTATAACAATATAAGCTCAATAAGAAGAAAGAGAAAATAACATGATGAAATTTATAAGTATACCTATATATAGTAGTACAGATGAAGAAAGCGGAGTAACGCATTACGATACGGATGCTATGCGTGAAAAGTTTGAAGAAGAAATGGTATTGTTAGAAAGCTCAACACAAGCAGAAATAGACGGATGGGCTGATAAACAAGCAGATTATGCTATGGATAATATGACTAGCGATATATATGATAAAGCAATGGAGGCATTTGAATGAAAGAAACATTAAAAGAAAAATACGATAGAACTAAAATGTGGTACGATTCAGCAGAAAAATTACTTAAAGGTAGAACAATAGAAATGGTATGGTGGGGTGAATGGGATGAAGAATATCCAGAAGAAGGTACTGGTTTAATATTTACCACAGATAAAGGTGATGCATTCTTTGTAGGAATGGATGACGAAGGTAATGGTCCTGGTGCTTTACACATTGGTATGGATAAAAAACGTCAAGAAAAACTTAGAAAACAAGGATTTTGTGTTTCTTGTTTACCAGTAGGAGTAGAAAGTAATATATCATATAGAAAAATGTGGTTGAAACTTAAAGGAAACAAAAATGGTTAAAAAATATACATTTGAAGAACTATTAGATTTATCATACGGAGAATACCCTTGGTGGACTACAGCTGATAATCACGATGAAAGAATGTTTTATACAGCTATACATTATCAAATGATGGCTGATATGGCTATAAAGAAAAAGTTTCATCCAGATTATGCTGGTGGTGTTATAGATAAATTTGTGTTTGAATATTATGATTCAGCACATGATTTAGTATTTTGGAAAACATATGGTACTGGAAAAAAAAATGAAGGATAATTGTCCTACGGTGTTTCCTTATTATGGAGGCAAGTATATATTATCTAGAAAGTTGGTACCAATGCTTTATAGACATACTAGATATGTAGAAGTATTTTTTGGCGGGGGAAGTATGTTTTTTAGAAAAGACAAAGCAAAGATAAATATATTAAATGATTTGCATAATGATGTAATAAATTTGTATATTTCAGTTGCGGAGGATTTCAATGAGTTTAAACGATATGCTAAACATATATTGTTATCAAGAACTCTTCACGAAAACTATAGAAAACATATACACAAAAATAAATCTTTTGATATACCTGATGTAAAAAGAGCGGCAATGTACTTTTTTGTATTGAAAACGGCGTTTAACAAAAACCCTTTTCTGCCATTAAGTAAAGACGCTAGATGGAACGATGGTATACTTGATGACTTAGAAGCTAGTAGATTAAAATTACAAGACACTTATATAGAGTGTATGGATTTTAGAAAGCTATTTGACAAATACAAACCAGATGAAAACGATATGTGGTATCTTGACCCACCATATATAGCGGCTACTGATAGAAGCGATTACTATATTCATTCATTTAAAGATGAAGACCATAGTGATTTAAAGACTATGTGTGATGACATTGATAAAACAGGGGGAAAGTTTATGGTTAGTTATGATAACAGACCAATTATCTGGGATATGTATAGGCACTATAACGTACAGGAGATACCTATAAAGTACGCTGGACAACTACATAGCGATGAAAAAAAGATTGAACTAGTTATAACAAACTATATACCAAAGAAAAAACAACTTAGTTTATTTGAAATGGAGGAATAATGAAAATGGATAAACTGAAAGATGTAAACGATATATTAGAAATGCCGAAAGCTGAACAAGCTGAAATTGCGGTATTAGGTTCTATATTACTTGAAGGTAATGAAGTGTTTGAAAAGTCTAAAGGTATTATCAGAAATGCAAAAGCATTTTATTCTGATAAACACCAGAATGTTTGGAATACTTTTGTAGAACTATATAGAAATAATGTAGCAATTGATACAGTAACAGTATACAATGCTATGAGAGATAGTAAAATAGATAAAAACTTAACTACATACTATCTAACAGGATTAGCCGATGGCGTTCCTACAACTGCAAACGTTGAACATTATTCTAAAATTGTATGGTATAAATATATACAACGTAGAGTAATTAGAGGTTCGCAGGTTTTATACAACTTAAGTTTAAATAGTAAAGAAGATGTTATTGAATTACTACACGAACATGAGAAAGAAATAGAAGAACTAAAATCTGTTGCACCTAGCAAGAAAATAGATACTAAAGATATAATTAACGATACTATATCAACACTTAAAACAGGTAGTAATTTAATTCCTTTTGGTATTGAACAGCTTGATAAAGCAGCAGGTGGTATGACTCGTAGTGAGATTACTGTACTTGGTGGTAGACCAGGACATGGTAAAACTACTATGGTTATAAATGTTGTAAAGCGATTACTTGAACAAGGCTTTAAAGTTATGTTATTTAATCGTGAGATGACTAACGTTGAAATGATGAAAAAAATATTAGTAATGGAAAATCAAAAGTTTAGTTATGAAAAAATAAGAAAAGCTAAAAACATTGATAATGAAATTGCTGAGATAGCTTTAAACAAAGCGGAACTAGGAGAAAAGTATAAAAATCTGATTATGCATGATGATTGTAAAACACTTGCAGATGCTATGAAAGAGATAGCTAAGGAAAAACCAGACGTTGTACTTGATGACTATATCCAACTTATTCGTACAGACAACAAGAATAATAAAGATAGACGTTTTGAAATTGAAGATATAATGTTAGATTATAAATGGATTTGTAAAAAAGTAAATTGTAGTGCTATATTAGTATCACAATTAAATAGAGAAATAGAGCGTAGGATAGACCCAAGACCAAAGTTATCAGACTTTGCAGAAAGTGGTGTTATAGAACAAACTGCGGAAGCAGCGTTCTTTGTATATTATCCTTATGCGGTTGATGACAAGGAAAATGATAGATACCAAATGGAAATCATATGTCAAAAAGCAAGATATGGACAACTAGGTAGTTATGACTTAGGGTTTAATGGCGACAAGTGTAGCGTTTACTTTGATAGAACAGAAGCTATAAGGGTAATGAGTAGTTACACCTAATGAATGTATTAGCTATAGACCCTGGATGGAATGGCGCAGTTGCTTTCTTTGCTCAAGACAACCTCCATTCAACAAGTAATTGCCCTTCCTCTAGGGAACCTATAGAGATGGTTAATGTAATTCAATCATACAACAAAAAAGATACCGTAGTCTATATAGAAAGAGTATGGTCAAGACCCTATGAAAGAGGTGCTTTTACATTTGGGAAGAACTATGGCATTTGGTTAGGTATTTGTAATGCGTTAGATTTACCTATAGTCAAGGTTCTTCCTAAAGAATGGCAATCAGTCGTAGGAAATAGAATACCAAAAGAATATCAAAAACGTAAACAGTACTTCAAACGTAGAGCACAATCTTTTGCAGGTAGCAAACACAAAGTTACTCTTAAGAATGCAGATGCTATATGTATTGGAATGTACGCATTGGAGGTAAAATGAATAAATTAGAATTATTACAAATGAGAATAGAAGCTGAATCTAAAATATTTATGTTAACTAAATTGCTAGAATCTTTTGACAAACGAGGATTACCTAGTACTAAAGAACTAATTAAACAGCTAAGCAATTCTAAGAGTATAGAGCAAGTAACAGATGAATTAGGTATTACTTAGAGCGTTCTAAGTTATTTAAAGCTTCTTGTACTCCACTACTTGTGTAGTTCAAATGTTTAAATCCTTCTGATTTAGGTGCTTTACCAGAAATTTTTTGTTTTAGTTTCATAATAGGTTCTGACCTTTGGTCTTTCTTTACAGGATATAATCCAAAAGCGTTTTTACCTATTGTACCAGCATAAGATTCTAAGCTATCACCAGCAAGTAAGCTTGGACCTGTTTGATAACCAAACTTATGTACTTGTCTATTAGTCATTTGTACAATTTTTTCAAATGTACCTACATCTCCATCTTTTCTAGCAGCATCAGACATACCTAACATATAACCTAACATATCATTATTTCGTATAATTTTATCATAACCAGCTATTTGTGCAGCGTCTAAAACTGTACCAAAAGTAGGACCAAGACTACCAGCTATCGGTCCTCTACCAAAAAATTCTTGCATAACTTCTTTTTCACTTCTATCTGTGTTAAATAATTCTATATATCTTTTAGTTTCTTCAAGAGCAGCATTCTCAAATAAATTTGTAAAATCTATATTTAAATAATTGCTTATATAATCTACTAACATATACATACCGCCAAGCCTTGATAGTCTACCTACAGCTTCTGTATTAACTTGACCAGTAGTTATATCTCCTAATCCTTGATATAATATTTTTTTCTGCATAATAAAGTTACTAAATACATAATGTTTAAACTGTAAAGCAACAGAACCTAATCTACTAGTTTGTGCAAATGATTTTTCACTTTGACTATAATCATAATGTAAAAATTTTACAATTCTATCAGCATATTTTTGAGCTCTTTTTTGTCTATATTTATCAAATTCTATTGCATATTCGTTAGATTTTTTAGAAAGCAATCTATCTTCTTTTATATTTTTACGCATATTGTCAAAGTTTGCATTTTTGTTTTCACCTTTATAGAAAGCTTCAAATTGTTTTTCAAGATTCATTAAACCTATAGTATTTTCTTGCCTTATCCATTCTTTTGTATAAGCATAATCATAAGTACTATTTCTATTTATTTGGTTTTCAACTGCTTGCATACCATAACCAGATGTTGTAGCTAAATCAGAAATAAATTTATCTGCTCTATCGTAAATACTATCATCAGTAACAACTCTATAATTTCCATCAGGTCCTTTTTCTATTGGCATTTTCATATCACCATATGTTTCACCAATATTTACATAAAACACACCACTTTTTTCTCTACCTAATTTTATTCTTGTTTGAAGATTAGGTCTAGATTTTTTAAACTTTTTTAAATCTGATGTTCCTAGTACTCCAAAATACATAAAATTAAAACTAGCTTGTGTTGCATTTTTTGCAGCTGTTTTGAAATTAAAACCTAACTTAGAAAAAAACTGAAAGTTTGTAGCCATTCTAGTCATTCTATCTTTCATAGGATTATCGCTAATACTACTTTGTCTATCAAATAGTCTAGACATATATTTAGTTAACATTTCTACGGAATTATCAAAATCTTCGTAATCTTTAACATTCTCTCTATTAATTGTTCTATTCTTTTTTATTGCAGATAGTTTATGCAATGCATCCATATAAGAATTTGCATTTTCAAGTGAGTGTAAAAACTTAACAGAATTAGTATTGTAAGATTCTAACAAAGGAAATATGTTAAAATTAAAGTCAACATTTTGACTTAAATCATTTTTAATAACTTTAGAAGTATATAGATTGCTTTGCATTATATTATCTAATGCTAAAAATCCATCCATTGCTTTATCTACTTGGTCAGCGTTTCCTGAAAATGCTTTATAAAAATTACCTTCTATTTGTGGAAGTATTTCTAAAGTTAATATAGGCATAATTCCACTATCTTTAGATTTCATTTTTGATTCTACGTTTTTAGAAAAAGCATCTAATGTATCTTTGACACGACCTAATTTCCTATTATTTATAATTGCAGGGTCTTGAGTTTTTTCTAAAGTACTTCTTAATCTATTTATACCTTCTAAAACATCTTTATCTCTTTCAGCAGCTAATTCTCTATATCTTTTTGCAGCTTTTTTTGTACTTGGATGAATGCGAACATCAGCCATTAAATCTGCAAATGTTTTTTTATCAGATACAGCTAATAAACTAAAATCTCTAAATGCTTTTAATTCACCTTCTTTAGTTAAATAATCTAAAGAATCTATATAAACTATATTACCTTGTTTATCTTTACCTGTTTGAGATAAACCACCTTCTGAGTCACCTTTCATGTAATAATTTTTAGCAGCTGTAGGTCCTTTTTGTCCTTGAAAACTTTCTTTTCCTCTAGCAATATTTAAATATCTTTTATTCATTCTATCTAGTTTGCCTTTAAGATTTGAGCCAAATCTATTTCCTACTTTGTTAGCAAAACTACCTACCGCATATTCATTACTAGCTATTTTTAAATCATCAATAATGTTTCCAATAAGACGTTGACCTAATTGATTTCTACCATTAGCTCTATCATTAGTTCTTAATATTTCAGTAAATGCTTTTTTCATAGTAGGATTAATTTTAAATATTTCAGATTTTAAATAAGCTTCACTTGTTCTAAATAAACCAACATTTTTACCTGGTAATTTTCTTAGGTTTTTTAAAAATTCTTTTTGTAATCTTGAATGAACTTTTAATTGTTCAATAGTTAACATTCCAGTTTTAGCGTCAACATTTTGTTCACCTCGAGCTGCATCTATTTGTAAATCATTAAACATTTTATTAATGTTATATGTGTCATATTGCGCTATTAAAGGGTCTTTTCTAAATTCTTCAAATAACCTTTTATCTTCAGTAATACGTCTTTCTATATCTGCATTTTCTCTTATATTTTTACTAAAAGGTGCGCATATTGTTTTTACTATACTCATTATTTATTTTCCTTAATCACAAACCAATCTAGCTTTTTCATATTTTTGTCTTTCTCTATATTTAAAACTACCCATACCACTATATCCTTTTCTATTACTATCTGTACTTGGAATTATATCATCAGAAATGCTTTTAAAAACTGTAACTCCTGATTTTATTCTCTTTAATAATTCACCAACAGTACTTACTCTATGGTCACCATTGCCTTCAAAATGATGTGCTAATAATATATCTGAACCTGGACCACCTTTTCTAACATTTTGTCTATACATATCAGTACCTATACTAATATAAAATTGTTCATAAAAACTTAATGTACTCATGCCGCTATTATCTATAGCTTGTTGTATTGGACCAGTAAAATCTAATATACTACTATTATGTGAATTTTTGGAATAAATAAAATTTTTATAAGCAGCTGAATCCATTTTGATATTAACATCATTTATAATGCTATTTAAACTTGGTCTATTTCCTGATAATATATCTACTACATCTCTACTAGTTTGTGCAAATATTTTATTCAACGCTTTAGATTGTTCAGCTTGTCCAAATAATTCTACTCTTGTTGTATTATTAAATTTCATTGCTAATGTTATTCTTTTTTGTAATGATTTATCTCCGCTAGAAAATAATAATTGTCCATTAAATTCAACAAATGAAACTCCTTTTACATCTACAGATGGAGACATAATTTTAGCAAGAACTGCATCCATGCTATCTGCTAACTTGTTGGCTTGTATAAAATCTATAAGTTTCATTTCATAATCTAATTGCAATCTATTAAAATCTTGTAGTGCATATTTTTTTGATTGACCTTTTACAAGCGCATTAAAATCAGATGTATATGATTTAATTATAATGTCTAATTGTTTATCAGCAAAGTTACTTAATATCTTTCCTGTACTAGCTACTCGTTGTTCTAGCACTCCTGTAACATGTCTACCTATTTGTTCTTGTAGTGTTTCTTGATAACGTTGAGGTTCAATAGTACCTTGACTAATCATAGATTCAACTTTTGTGTCTATTTGTTTTAATTGCTTTTCGTTAGGTTCTATATTTTTTAAAGTATAATTTTTATAAATTTCTTTTTTAATTAATCTTTCTTTTACCAAAGCTCTTTCTTTTTGTATAAACTTTTTACCTAGTTTTTGTTTAAGTGTTGTATAGTTTTCACTAAAATTATCAACTCTTGTTTGATAATATTTAATTAACTTTGCATCAACATTTTCTTTACTAGTTTTTAGTTCGTCTAAAATTTTCAAATCTTCTTGATATTGTCTATCTAATAATTTTAATTTTTGACTTGCATCAGGTGCATCAGCTATATCATCAATTATTTTCTTTACAGCATTATTTTGATTTTGCATAAAGTCGTATGCTATTGTAGTAAATTCATCATTAAAAGTTACACGTTCACTAGGGTCTAAATTTCCATAACTAAATTGTTTTCTATATAAACCATGTATACGTATAGCTTCCATGTCTCTTGGACTTACTCCTTCTAACATAGCACCTTTTAAATAATCATCGCTAGATGAATTTTTTAATTTTAAAAATAAATTACTTTCAATATTGTGATTATTAAAACTAAAGTTTTCATTAAAATCTTTAAAATCTCTTTCGTCTAACTTTTCTGGAAAAATAAATTTATATTTATCTCTAATTTGTTTTCTTGCTAAAATTAAATCTTTAGCATATTCTTCAACAACTCTAGCTTTTTGGCTAGGTCTTACACTTCTTTTTTTACCAGTGCTAAAATCTCCACCTAAATTTCTTAAATACTTTTCAAATATTTTAATATATTCTCTAGTAACAAATTTGTCTGTATTGCTAAATTGTCCAATAGGTGCACCTTCAGCTGTAACTAATTTAAATATAGAATTATCTCCACTACCAAAAAACAATCTATTTAATATATCATCTTTACTTGATAATTCAGATGTATTTATAGGGTTACCTTCTGCATCTAAAGCTAACTGATTAAGTTTATCTATTTCTGCCATTAATTCTGTTTGGTTTAATTCGTTGTTATATTTTATGTATCTATTTTGACCTGTTTTTATAATTAATCCACCAGTATTAATATTACCTTGTTTACTTGCAGGTACAAAACTATTATTGCTTGAAATAAATCTTAATATTTCTGGTAAATTCATAATAGCGCCTTTTAAATTATTAAATGGTACTAACTCATCCATTTTACTTTTCCAAGCACCAGGGTCTGTTAAACTAAATCCTGAAAAACTATCTGGATTTTTTGTACTAGTAGGAGTATAAATATGTTTACCAAGTAAACTTTGTACGCCTTTCCAAACACTTGCTGGTTGAGAAAACAAACTAATAACATCATCTATATCATAATCACCTTTTAATTGATGTATAACATCTCCACTAGCAACTACTTTTTTATTACCTTCTGATTTAGCTCCTATAGATTTAATACCTTCTATAATAATACTATTAGATTTAGTAATAGGATTTCTATATGACATAGCGGCTATTTGTATATTATCAAAATCTTTTACATAGTTTACCCAGTCTTCTAAAGTGTTTAATTCTTTAACAACTTTCTTTTTATTTAAATCGCCAATCTTTTTTAGTTCATTATTAATTGATTTATTTTCGCTCTTATAATTTTTTAACTCACTTATATGTACTAATTCATCAGCGCCATTATCAGTTTTAATAATAAATGCTATATTTTCTTTATCTTCCCTTCTTAATCTTCTTTGACCTGCTACATAAGATTCAATAGTTTCTGCAAAATCTATAACGCCGTCTTTATCTGCAATCATAGAACTTAAATTACCATTCATATCTGGTTGTATAACAGCATCGTTAGAAAAATCTATTTTAGCTCCATTAAAACTTTCATCTGCAAACATATCAAAATATCTATCAAAAAATACTAATGGAGAAGTTCCAGCATCTGCCATTTGTAATAATACACCTGGTTGTGTGTCTTGTACATCAATTTCTATATTTACTTTTTGCGCATTTTTTTGTGCTAGTTCTCTAAATTTAGCAATAGAAAAATTAACATTAGCTAAATCAGAAAAATCAGTTATACTATCTTTAATCTTATTATTTCTTAAATGTCTATTATAATTAAAATCAACAAAATCATCTACAATTGTACGACCATCAGGCATAAATTGAAAAAATCCAGTTAAATTAGGAGGCAACTTACCTTCTTTAGAACCTTTGACAGATAATAAAGATATATCATCCATTCTAAAATCTATATAATTACTATCTTGCAATTTGTTAAAGTCTTCAACTTTTTCAGGTCTAAATATTTTATTATTTACCTCATCAGACATAGATAAACCATCGCTAGTTTTTACTAAATCTTTATAAGCAGACTTAGTTACAAATATTATATCTTGTCTACTAGACATTTGTTCTGGTATGTTATCAGAAACAGAATTTCTTAATCCAGCTGTTTTCATTAATCCTATTTCACCATCATCCATAGCTCTATGTCCAATAAATTTTGTACCAGACACTTCATTTGCTTTGGATATTGGAACACCAAGCAATGCTGATTGCAATGTATGTATTTCTTCTGGTAAAAATGTAGCTGCGTCTGCAATACTTACATCTTTTTTTTCTAAAACTAAAAATTCTTCTCTACCAGCTTTCCATAGTCTTTGTTGGTGTTTACTTAAACCTTTAGGCATAGTTTCTGATGTAATATCTACCTTATATTTTTCTTTGTATTTTTTTCTAGTTCTTTCTTTTTGACTAAATAAAGGATTAATACTACCATCTGGAAGCTCATCTTCTAAAATAACGTATTTGAATTTTTTCTTAATAATTTTATCAATAGTATCAGCTAATGGTTTAAGTTCTTTATCTTTACTTGTTTTAATAAATTGAGCAATTCCTTCTAAAGATTCATTTGTTATATTTTTAGCTGATTTATTATCATGTAATTTAAATCTTTTTAATGACTTAAATTGCGTTTCTTCATCAGCTTGTCTTAATTGTTTCCAAGTTTTTTTACCAAATCCACCTTTGAATGCATCTTGACCATATATTAAATCACGCATAACAATTTCTAAAAATTCACTCATGCGTTCTCCGTCTAAACTATTATCTACATCTTTACGCCTATAAGAATCTATATCAAACTGATACCCTGAACTATTTTTTCTAGATTTTATACCATTGCTTTCTAAATCTCCTACGGAAAGTTTATTATCTTTTAACCATTTAACATATTTGTTAGCAATAATATCTAATGTTCCTTGATTTAATTCTATAGATACAACAGTTTTATTGTTTATTCTTACAGGAATTGCTTGATAAGGATTTACACTATCACCTAATTCATCTAAATCTACATCTGCTCTTTTTTGAACTTTTCCGTCAATAGTTATATAATCATCAGAAGTTAATTCTCTTATTAATTTATTAAAAAATGTTCTATTTTCTAATGTTTCTGTTTGTTTCCATAAGCCTGAACTAAACCCTGTATTGCTCATAATTTTAATACGAGTATCTAACTTTCCTCTTCCAGTTATACCATCAGAAAAAACTGTAGCTATACCTCTTAATAAAGGATTTTGTAAGTATGATAATTCTTCTTCAATACTAATTCCAGTAGTATCATCAAATGTTAAACGTTTTAATCTAATGCTATTATCTAAATTACCTGCAATAGCCATTAACTCATGATTTAATACAGATTCATCAACATTAGTTGTGCTATCCATAATACTTTGTTTAACTCTTTGTAGAAATACTCCTTTTTTGTTTTTAATATTTTTATCTCTTTTAATTTTTAAATATTCTTGTTCTAGCTGAAATACATAATTTGAACCATAAGTTTCTGTTTGATGTTTAAATTTAGAAGATTTACCACTTTTTAACCCTGGATATTTGTGTACTAGTTGTGCTATTGTTACTACAGGTGCATCTATTTCTCTTGAATGTTGTGCATCAAAATCTAATATACTTTCAGATTTATCTTGTGCAACAAATTCATCGTCAAACTTAGTTCTTGCGTCTTCCATAATTTCATCTATTTTTTTCGCATATTCTTTTCTATTCAACCCGACATCTTCGTGAGATAGTAATTTTTTTGTTTTACTTAAAAAACCTATAGCGTTTAATTGAATATAATAATGTGGAAATTTTTCAGGGTTATTAGCCATATCATCATATATTTGAGCTATAAGTTTATTTTTATTTGTTTCATCTATTCTTATTTGACTTCTTAAAGATTTATCAAACATTTCTAATTCATTAGAATGTCTTGCTTGTTTTGCAGCTTGTATGTTATCTATTAATACTTCAATTTGGTCAACATCAGTAAAATACGCAGATTTTTTACCTTTTGCTTTACTACTTATTAAATGTCCTACTTCAACATTATTTACAGTTTTTAACATATAAGGTTCTATTTCTTCTTGCAAAGCTTTAATAATATCATAACTATCTTTAGCAGCATCATCTATAGTATCTGATTTTGATTTTATAACATTTACAAATTTTTCTATAATATCTTTATCTTTATCTTTGTAACTATTTATAAAGTCTAAAAAATTATCTACTTTATCAGGTAACTCTATATCCATTAAAACTCTTATATCATCTATAATAGTATTATTGTTTCTACCTGATAATAAACCAGCTTCTTCAAAATATTGTAATACTACTCTATCTGTATTTGTATATGAAGAAACATTACCATCTGCGTCAAGTTTTACTCTTTTAATAAATTCTCTTTTCCAATCAACATCACTTGCAATTTGTGCAAAATAATCTATATTGCGATTGTCATTTTTAAATATTGTATAACCATTTTCTTCCATTAATTGACGAAGACTAGTTATATCTCCTTGTATATCTGCAAGAGGTTTTCCACCTTTATCAAACTGATAATCATCTCCTGAGTATTTTCTAAATAAAGGAGCAATAGATTTTATAAATCTTTGATTTTTTTCACTAAGATTTTTGTAATTAAAGTGTGAGTCTTTATATCTATAAGCACCTTCATCACTAAATATTTTTACAATTAATTTTTTTATTTCTTTATCTACATCATCTACAACCCTAGCACTAGGTGCAATAATATCATCTATAAACTTAGATATGCTTTCACCTTGTTGTAAAGCTTGAATTACTTCACCATGTTGCCATAAAGCATTGTTTTGAAAAGATACTTTTTGAGGATTAACATTTCCATTGTTTGTAAATAATTCACTAGCTTCATCTAGTAAGTCTTTAATATCATTTATTAAAGAAGCTTTATCAGTTACATCTGATTCATTTATTTTTATTGCAGATTCTTGATTTCTTTTTGTTTGAGCTGGAATTTCAATTCTACCATCTCCAAATTTTTGTACATAATTTACTGCATCTAAAAACTCTTTAAATAATCCAGCATCTTCTGCGCTATCAAATTCTATATCACCCTTTTCAATTCTTTGTAATTCAGCTTTTCTTTTTCCTAATTTATTTGTACCAGTAACGTTTATGTATTTAGAACTACCTGTAGAGTCTATTTCTTTTCCACTAAGTCTATTATAAATACCTATAATTCTATCAGTTAAATCAGCAATTAGTTTATTTTGTGTTGATAAAATTGGTTTCATCATGAAAGGCAATAAATCTATTTCGTTATCTAAACGTATTTCATTGTCTAACATGGTTTGTTTAAATGCATTTACCTCATCTAAATTTAATTCATCAAATTTTTTAAAAGTGCTATTCTTATCTACATAGCTATAATTATCTGCTAAGAATGAAAACTTTTCATAAATGTTTTTTAAGTCATCGTAATCATCCATCTTTGCAATAGCTTGTTGGTCTTTTTTAGTAACTTTAACTTTTGCTTCTTTTTCTTTTAAATATCCAGACTCTAATAAACTTTTAATTTTTAATGTAGTTTCATCAGCATTATCTACATTCATCATTCTCATAGTTTCTGGAGTTCCATTAAAACTATTATCAATTAATGCTTGTCTAATAGCAAAATATGCAGGGTCTTCTAAACTAACGCCCATCATATCTAATAGTTTTACTTGTTCTTCTAATCTTGCTTGTCTGTCTCCTAGTTTTACATCCCAACCAGAAGAACCTGTTGTCCAAGGAGAAGGACCATTAGATAAAGGAGTACCTCTATATGTCATCTTATGTCCACGTTTAAATAGAAAGTATCCCATAGTACCAGTCATTAACATTTGTTCTGGACCTAATGAATTACCAAAGAAATAAGGTGTAGCACCAGCCAAAGTTAATAAACCAGCACCTGCAAGTTGTCTTTTTTTAGTTCCAAAAAAGTCATCAACTAATAATTTACCAAAATCTTTTCTTAGTTTATATACTTCTTCACCTACTCCATTTAAAGAAAGTTTCATGTATTCAGCTGCTGCTTCTTTTTGTTCTAAAGTACCTTCTTTAATCAATCTTTGCAGTTCGTGTGGATATTTTTTTCCTTTTAATATGTCATCATATTTTTTAGGTAACTTAGAAGCTGCTTCATCCATAGCATTTGATACGCCTGGTTGATTCATTTTAACATATAAATTATAAGCAGATGCTACTTCTTTACGTGCTTCATCACCTGCTTCACCTAATACATTTGTGTTCTTATAATAATTTTTTGTTCCTCTAATTAATCCTTTTATAGTATTTCTTGTTTCACTATTAAAGACATTAATTAAACTTTTAGGAGCACCACCTTTCATAAATCTTGTAGTCGCCGCTAAAGGACCAAATAATGCCATTTCTGTTACAAATTGTGCTGGTCCAACTATTTGTTCTTCGTTTCTATACTCTCTAGCTCCCATCCACATACCTTCAACCATAGCATATGCTAAAGCATCTTCAGCTGCATAACCAAAATAAGTATCTACTTTGCCTCGTTGTTTATATCCTAACAATTTACTAGCTGGACTAAATTCGGTTAATAAATCAGGTAATGTGTTAATAGGTTTACCACCTATATCTTTCCAATATTTTTTAACTTGTGAATTAATTTTATCTACAGCTGTGTTAGTTGGTTTTCCTTTTCTAGTTCCAGCTCTACCAAAAGTGTATCCAAATTTTTTACCTACTTTATTTAAGTAAGTACCTACACCTTCTTCCATAATTCTTTCAACTTGATTAGGTCCTAGTTTACCTCCACGATATGATGGTCCAGCTCCTCCAAAATTTCTAATTCCTTTTAATAAATCTCCTTGCTCAACTACCTCTTTAACAAAAGTATTTGCACTAATTTCTTTACCATCTCTTGTTATTTTAGTACCAGTTACTTTTAATTGTTTTTCAATAATTTGTGTAATACCTTTTTCAGCACCAATACCTTTTCCTAATGCTGTTGCACCTTTAGATGTATTAACAACCTTACCAATGCCTTTTAAAAGTTTTGTACCTCCAGCAACAGCTCCACCATAAGGAACTAAATAACCTCCAATAGTACCAGCCATATATCCTAAGCTAGTTTTATCAGCATCTAAACCTAATTTATGACCATCTGCAAATCCAAAACTTGCACTTTCTATAAAACCTTGAGTTGCGTTTTCTAAAAACTCTCCTTTAGGTGTAGGAATACCAGACATAGCGTTGCTTAAACTTTCTCCTACATTACTTAATAATGTTCTTTCGTTTGCTGATTCGCTATTATCTTCTAATAATTGGTCTAAAGTAGGTAAAGACCTTGTTTGTTCTTCGGACATTTATTTATTCCTTTGTCTGCAATGCAGATAAATCGTTTTCTAAAATATTTATTATTTTTTGTACATCTTCTTTTGTTGCATCATAAGCTTTATCGGATGTATTTATAAAATTATTTTTATCATCTTGTAATAAAGCTCCACCAAATGTTTGTTCATACATACTTATTTTTTCTTTTCTTAGTTTATTTTCATTTGCTTTAGCAGTATTAATTTGTTCAAGTTTTTTATTTAATTTAGCTAATGCATTTGTTAATTGAGTTGCACTCATATTAGTTGCATTTTGTTTTAAATTTATGTTGCTAGTAGGTCCAAATTCAATTCCATACGCATTTTTTGCAGCACTTGTTTTTTGTTTACCTGTTAGACCAGGAGTTACTTCAAGTAATATTTGATTTGCTAATGCTGTTAATTGTTTCTTTTCTTTGTTGCTATATCCTTTAACTTGTTCAACTTCTCCATTTGGTCTTGTTATTTCATAAACACCATCAGTTAAATCATCAAATTCAGCTCGTCTATTCTTACTTCTATTAATTTTTTGATTTAAAAAAACTAACTCTTCATCTACTTCTTTAGTAAAAGCACTTTGAACATCAAAATCAAAACCTTTATCAGGAGCAACTGTACTTCTTTGTATTTCAAAATCTCCTTTACGCAACTCTCCTTGTTCTAACTCTATACCTCTTATAACATCTTGCAACTGACCAAATCTACCTAGTGCGCTATCTCCTTGGGCTGCTACATATTGAGCTTGTACATCATCTCCTTTAACTCCTTCTGGTAAAGTTCCATATAAACCTAATGCTGTAAAACCTTTTCTATAACTATCTATAGTTCCAGTATCAATAATATCATCAAAAAAACCTACAATTAATCCTCGTTGTTCTGGATTTTCTTTGTAAGCAATTACAGTATTTAATATTCTATTAGATTGTTCCTTTGTAAAACCTTTTTTTACAAACAACTCTTGTGCTTTTTTCATAAAACCTGCATTAGAATATACATCTTTAGTATATGGTTCATTTTCATCTATAGCGGCTTGTCTTAAAATAGGCTCAAATTTAGTATCAATCATATCATCTATTTCAGAACCTAGCTGTGTTTCTAAAGATGCTTTTGCTTCTTTTAAGTCCCCTTCTAAATCATCTTTTAATCTTAATTTTAATTCTTTTTCAGCTCTTTCATCAGCTCCTCTTCTAAATCTATTATCAGAAGCTAACGTCATTGCATCTAAAGCATTACGTTCTTCAGCTCTAATTTGTTGAGCTTCTCCTTCTATAATATTATTTATTGTATCTAAAATTTTTGACATAATTATCCACCTAACACACTTCTAACCATATTACCAAAAAAACCTTTTTGACTTCTTAAACTTTTATTTTGTCTTCTTAGTTGATTTTGTTTTTCTTTACTTCTAGCTACATTAGTTAAATATGTTTGTTCAGCCATTGCTACTTCTTTATCATATCTTCTACCAAATGCTTCATAAGTATTTTCAAAGTTTTCTTGTTGTTGTGCTTCTAGTTCATCTTTTGCTTGTTCAGATTCACCATCTAATAAAAATCCACTAGGATTAGAACTATCCATAGTTCGTTCCATTTTTTCTAAAACTCTTTGAACTTTTAAAGAAGCAGTATCAATTCCTACATCTTTTTTTTCTTTAGCAACATCTTGTTTTGCATAAAGAGAATCTTCTTCTGCGTCTTGATATTCGTCTTCTAATTTAATTAATCTATTGTTTCCAGCAATACTATTGCTAACCATATTTGATTGTGCATCTGCTTGTATTACACCACCTACTAATGTTGATACTATTTTTCCTATCATAATATACCATCTTTTTGTTGTCTACGAATATCATCTAATTGTTCATCTAATAATTCTGTAAATGCACCAAACTTTTTATTTGTTTTTGTGTATTTAGCTATAGCAGTTAAATCTCCTTGATTAAACTCTATTCCTTCTTTGTTTTTCATAACATCACTACGAACATCAAATATAGTTTTACCTAATTCTTTGTAATTACCTAATGTAACTTTTGTAGTTGTTATTTGATTTTCTGGATTTAATTGATTGTACATATCCATACCAAATTGCATTTCTTGTTTTGTTTTGCCCAATTGATTAAAATCTCTAGCTAAATCTCTTATTTTTAATCCACTAGAAACTATTCCTTCATAAAGGTCTCTTTTTCTTTTAACATCTTCATTGTCTAGTTTAGTATCTAGTTGAGCTGTCTCCATTTCAAACTTTTTTTCTGCTGAACGACCCGCAGATTGAGCGGCTCTTGCATATGCGTTACTAATTGCCATAGTTTCTCTCCTGAATTTTTATATTTAATTTAATTATTGTCTGCATAACTTTCAATAGTTTATTCTGTGCGTGCTTTTACAAACTTTTTTGTCCTAGCAGAATCTTCAGTTGGTCTTCCATCTGATAAATTAATCCATCTATTATTTAATTTTACGTATTGAAATACTTTATTTAAATTTCTAGGGTCTTGATAATATACTATATCACCATTTTGACCTGATTCACGACTAGGAACATTGTTAACTAGTTTAGGTTTATTAGGAGAAATATGTCTTATGTTTCTTCTACTTTCTCCTCCAACGCCTTGTCCTTCTAGTCTACTAAATCGTTTTTCTGCTGCTTCAGCCATTATTTTATACTCTTTGTTCTATATATAATTGTTATATCGTTAATTTCTAAATCATGCGGAATACTTTGACCACTAACATTTGCAAGTTCTATAGCAAAACTACGTACTCCATTAGCTGTAGAAGTTGTATTTAATTCTACTTCTGTACTATTAGTGCTACCAGTTATGTATCTAGTGTTACCATCTGAGGTAACGCCTGTAATTGTTTCACCAGATGTGTTTACAAAGCTATTATCAAAAGGTCCACCATCTACCGAATATTTAGGAACTATATTTATGTTTGCTCCATTTCCACCTTTGAATGTAATTCTTATTCTTGAAACTTTTTTCTTTGCTTGAGTTTGAAAAGACATTTGTTTTGTTTGCACTTTGTATGTTGATACATCTCCAGTAACAGAATCAGTGTCATCTAACTCAGGTTTAAATGGAACAACTGTAAGTTTGTTTGTATCGTTTTCAAAACCAAATACCATTCTATTATCCCATATATTAATTATGTTTGTTTTATCTTTTGCTAATAACCTACCAGTACCTTTTGTCCAAGCACGTAAAACTAAATCATATAACATAATATCATCAGCATTAGCTTGTTCAAAACTTTTAACAAACATTACTTGTTTTGTAGAAGGAATGTACCCTACCATAGTTTTTCCGTCTATATAAAAATCTTGCCAATCTTTTCTTGATAATGTTTTTATTCCTTGTCTAATAGTTAACTCTACAATTTCTTTTCCGTTGTACATGTAAGCACCTTGTTTATTGCACCAAACAACACCATAATCTGTTTCTACTACCGCATTATGATGACTTACTCCTTTAAACTTATGAGATGTTTCTAAAAACTCTCTTGTTTTTGTAGCGTTAATAATATGTAAAGTATTTTGTTTGTATTGCAATATTCTATCTGCAAATGTAGCAAGTCTAATAATTTCTTCTCCATCAGCTACAGCAACATCAATTCTTCTATCTAATGTAAATGAATCATATTTATTAACTTTACTTTTAAACATAGTATCGCTTAAAACTCTTGTAGTGCCATCAGACTGAATTAATTCTACATTACCTATGTAAACTCTTGTATTTAGTAAAACAGACGTTTTCCACTTAATACTAGATATATGATTTTTTTCATCAAATGTTCTATTTTGTCTAGGCGCAAAATCATGTGGGTCTCCTAAATGAAATTTACCTGGATTCATTAATGCGTAATTAGCCAATTTCTACCTCTTGCTCATATTCATCAGGAGCTACGGCTCCACTATTACTTATAGTCATTGTATAAATGCCGCTATCTGCAACAACATTAAAGTTTTCATCTAACACCTGTACTCTAAATTCTCTATCAGTTCCAGGACCTGGTAATGTAAAAGGAACATAATAAACACTATCAGTATTAAAATTAGGAGATGTTCCAGTTTTTAAAGGTATTAAAGAATCATTTACTGAACTAACATATAAAGGTGAAACTGCTCCACCCCATACTCTTAAAAAACCATATCTATTATCAAAACCACTAGTAGAGTTATCATTTTTTAATTTTACTCTTAAAAATACTTGAGAATAAGATTTACCTTCTGTGTTAGTATTGTAAGAAGTACCACTTTCCATCCAGCTAGTTCCAGTACCATCAGCTTTATCATAAAATGCTATAGCGTTATTAACAGTAGTTTCATTATTCCATATAGATATTCCTTCAGTTCTAACATTAAATCCACTTACAGCATTATTACCTGTTGTTTGTTCTGTAAGTCCAGACCATATACCATGATTACCTTGGTTAGTTGCATCAAATATTTGCCAATAATGTTTACCACCTTCACGCAAATCAGTATGTCTTAAAAAAGTCCATTCATCATCACCTTGTTCTTTAAAATACCAATTAATACCAATCATTCTATTTTCATTTCCTATAATATGATTTGTAGAAGATGATATAGTATTACTTGTACCCATTGATATATAAACTTGAAAAGACATTCTATTTTCATATAAAGCCACAACTTCTTCAGTTTTGTTTATAAAATTATTATAAATAGATTCAACAGGACCTTCTTGATTTCCTTTATATATTACACTTGCTCCAAACACATAATTTCCAGTCCAGTTTCCTCCATCGTTTTTAATATAACCTAAAGTTACTTTTCCAGCGGTAGTACCTATTTGAGCCGCAGTTGGGTTTGCATCACTAATATCTAAAAGTTTTGTTAAACCATTTGTTAAACCATTTAAGGTTGTAAATGTTTGGTTTCCATCAGAAAACTTTTTAATATCATGCACATTATTAGTATTACCTGCTGTGCTTGTCCAGTATAAAGTAGAATCTATATAACCAAACCATTTACTTGCTTCTCCATGACTAGCATCAGATATGCGCAACATACCTTCTGCGTAATAATAATTTGGTTTAATTGCACTACCAAATACTACTTCATTACTTAAAAACCCTGGACTACTGCCATTGTTATTTTTATCTCTATAGTAAAACTTAACTTTATTGTCTGTTTTATTATAGATAGCTAAATAATCTTCTGGGTTATTATTGCTACTACTATCATAGTCTGTACTAAAGTAATGCAATCCGTATCCAGGTTGTATATCAGTAGAAGCTACATTATTTAAAGAAGGTAAAGCAGAACCTTTAGCTCCTATATTAATTAATTTTCCTACTTTATTTACAGATACACCATCAGCTTCCACTAAATCTATATCTTGTATATCTTTAGGGTCTGAGTTATTATTAATACCGCCGTGAAAACCAAGTATTTTATGTTCTAATTTAGGCACTTTTTTTCACCTTCTCAAATGAACGCATTCCCCCAAGACCGAGCATTCCGAGAAGTACTGTTGTAAGAGTTCCCATATCAAAGGTTGGTAATGCAACTTCATTTCCTAAACTATACATAATAAATGTAAGTAAAGGTTGCAATATAAAATGATACCCTAATGCTGTGGCACATATCCACCCAGTAAAGGGTCTCCATCCCGCAACAAAGATACTTGTATGACCAGCTTCTACTTTATTGACTTCCATTTGTGCTTTGTTAATTTCTGCAATCAACTCAGCTTTCTCCTGTTTATCTAAAGTAAACTTGTCTACATGACCTGCAACCTTATCAATAATACTAGCTACTACATTTAGCTTAGGCATTATTTTTTACCTTTTCTTTTTTTATTAGCTTTTACAACTTTCTTTTTTAATAAAGTAAAATTATAACATTTTACACATTTTTTCTTTAAATCATCTGCGCAATAAATTGCATAATGCAATCCAAAACCTAATATTAATCCTACAATAAATCCTACCATATTCTCTCCTATCATTGTATTTCTTTTTTAATCTTATCAAATACTTCTTTCTCGTCAAACCTCATACTAATACCAGGTTCATATCTTTCAATTTCTTTTCCTTCTTTAAAAATAATAATAGTAGGAACAACTTTAATATTCCATTCTTTTTGTATTACCGCACCAATTTGTTTATTGGTTAAATCTACTTCACCTACATAACATAAATCTGCGAGTTTTTCTATACTAACTCTATTTTTAAAATTCCAAGATGCATTTATTTGTACTACGGCACACTTTTGTATATTTAACCCTTGTATTTCTGCAAAATTATCTAAGTTGACTGATTGTGAGTGTAGCCAAGATAGCGATGAGAAGAGCGTTAATACCAAGTATGATATAAATCTGTTGTTCATCTGTAAACCTCATTAGTTTTTATTCATATCAAGTAAAGTTTCTTGAATCATTCTTGTATCATCTTTTACAGAATCAACCTTTTCTTCAAGTTTATCTACTTTTTCTTCAGTGTTTAATATTGAATCACGAATCATTTGGTCTTTTAAATCATATTCCATTCGTGATACTTCTGGTTCTGGTAGTTCTTTAGCAAGTTCTATTTCTGCTTGTAATGAGTACCACATACCAATTATCATACCTACAGTAACAAGTATGCTAACTCCAGTTTCTAAAGATAACGTAAATTTAGTGTCTTTACCGACTTCCATTGTATTCCCCTATTATTTAATAATTAAAGTAAGGGGGATTGCTCCCCCTCCCTTTCTACTTTTCTTCTTTTGGAAGAGGTGGTACAACTTTAAATCCCTGCTCTTTAAGACCAGCAATATAATTATACATACCACGTAATTCAGCTATTTGAGCTTCAATAGATTTTAGAGTATCCTCTAAATTCATTTCTTGTTGTTGCTCTATTTTTTCTTTAGCCATTTTTATTTCTCCTTATTACTATTAATAGTGCTTTAATTTATTAATTTAAATCATTATTATCCACAATTAATTTAGGTGCATAATAAGTATTACCTTCGCCTTTTAAGTACCAATCTACTCTAGCTTTTTCAGGTATTGTT